GCCCGATGGGAAACTACCGATGGACAGGTGAACGGCGTAACTGAATATAGCCTGATCCATAGAAAGCAATGGAACGATGGCGAACTGGTACATCAGCAGAGAACGATTTAAGTCTGCCGCTAGTATTTCTGGCGGTCAGTTTGACGATGCTGTCGATCGAGTGATCGAAGCATCATCAAGGGATGTTGACAGGTGGACACGCCGACATTTCATCCCTAAGACGCAGACACGACTTTATCGGTATCCACAACAACGCCCAGGGCTTGCTACAGTCATTTGGACAGATCAAGACCTGTTAAGCGTCTCTACGTTGCAGACACAAGCACAGAACGCCACGCCCACAACTATTTCCTCGTCGGATTATTTCCTTGAACCAGTAAACCCAGAACCAGACGGGAATACCAGGTACAACCGCATCGAGATTGACGAAAGTTCGACGGCGGCATTTGAAGCGGGTGATACTCCGCAACGATCTATCAGCATTGCAGGATCCTGGGGTTGGGGCAATACAACCAGTTCTTCGGGGTCTGTAGATGACAGCGGGGGTATTTCATCGTCTGACACCACTCTCATCGTATCTGATGCCTCTCTGTGCGACGTGGGCGATACTCTGTTGATAGACAGCGAACAGATATTCGTGAGCGATAGATCTTTCGCAGCTAAGGACAGCGTCCTTCTCAACATGGGTTCGAATCTTGCGGCGGTCAATTCGACTGTCACGGTCACCCTGGACAGTTCTCACGGTATCGTTGCGGGGGAAGTGATACGTCTTGATTCGGAGCAGATGTATGTCATCTCGGTTTCCACAAATGACCTGACAGTAATCAGGGCATTTGATGGCAGCGTTCTGGCGTCCCACAATGACGACGTTGCAATCCATGTAAATCGTACCCTAACGATTGAACGGGGATTGAACGGCACGACGGCAGCAAGTCATTCCGACAGTGCGACGATTACAAGGTACAGACCCGATGCAGACGTTGCCAGGTGGACACTCGCAGAGGCGATTGCCACATGGCACCAGGAACATTCTGGATGGGGTCGTTCGATAGGGACAGGCGATGGTGCCACAGAACTCACAGGGCGTGAAATCACGCAGCTACGCCAGTCGATGGTCAGTTACTACCGACGGGCGAGAGAGGCGGTGATCTGATGCCTCAAGGAGTACAGGTAGAACTTAAGGGACCACTGTTCACGAAGGCAGGAATTATAACTGACAAGGAAGCAGGCAAGTTCATCCAGAGACTGGTCGAGCTTGGGGAACAGAGGTTGGATCAGGTTTTGAAGCCAAGACCTGGGGGAGTATACAAGAGCAATTTTCGCAATGAAAAAACTAAAATCAGTCAGGGAAGCAAGGGTAACTATCGAAGGAATATTGCAGGAGTAACTAAGGGGTTAAAGGGAGTCATTGAAGACGGGCATCCCAAGAGAGTTATTTATGGTCCCTGGCTTGAAGGTGTATCCAGTAGAAACCAGACAACACGCTTCAAGGGTTACGCAAGTTTCAGGAGAACCGAGCAATGGCTTCAGTCCAGGGTGAAGCCAGAGGCGAAGGCATTTGTCCATCGATACACTAAGAAACTGAATGGAACTTAATAATGGCATTTGATATCGCAAACACGCTTCACGCTATGGAAACGTATGTCCAGAAGACGGGTCTGTTTCAGACCGTCCAGATTGGTGAACCCAAGTCGCCAGTCGGGCAAGGTTTTCATGCGGCAATCTTTATGAACAGCGTGTCGATTGCTATGGTGTATGCGGGCGGAGATACCAGGGAAAACCACATTGTCACGCTCAGGGTTTACAGGGATATGCTCGCAGAAAATACCGACCCGCAACTGAATCTGGAATCGGAGGTTGCCGTTGTCCTGTCCAAGCTAATGGAGGGATTGCTTGGCGATACCGATCTGGAGTCTACCGTGATGAGTATTGATGCGGCGGGAATGGATGGCGGGAACATGGCGGCTTCATTCGGATACACCGACCTCGGCGGAAGTATGTACAGGGTGGCAGATATTACGGTGCCATTAATAGTCAATGGCTCCGCAACTCTAGCAGGAACAGGAGTTTGATATGGCGAAACAAACAGGATTAGCAGATGCGTTCTATGTTGGGGGGTACGATCTCTCTGGAGATGTCACTTCACTGGATACGGTGTCCACCCGCAAGGGTACGCTCGACACTCCAGTGATTGAGAAATCTGCAATGGTTCGCCTTGCAGGGATGGGTGATGGTGAGATCAGTTTCACGACATGGTTCGACGATGCAACGGATCTGGAGCATGATGCACTTTCCCCGCTTCCGACCACTGACAGGGCGGTGCTGTATTGCCGAGGGGTTGCAGCAGATTCTCCTGCGGCGATGATTGTTGCAAAGCAGATCAACTACGATTTCACCCGTGGAACAGACAAGGCTCTTTCAGCATCGGTTCAATGCCTGGGCAATGGAACGATCCTGGAATGGGGCGTTCTGCTACAGGCAGAAGCCACTCATTCCAGTGCGGGAAATTCCTCAAGTAAAGACGATTCATCAAGCACTTCGAACGGTCTGGCAGCAGTTTTGCAGATCGTTTCGATTTCAAGCGGTACGCCGACCTTCAAGTTAATGGACAGCGCAAACAACAGCGACTGGGCTGATCTGGTTTCTTTTAGTGCGGTTGCTAATGGCAACGAACCCGCATCGGAGAGGGTATCGGTTACTGGTACAGTCAACAGATATCTGAGGGTCACAAGCACAGGGACGTTCAGCAATGCCAAGTTCATCATCGCATACCGACGAGGGGAGTCAGTAGATGATACAGCCTACTGATAGATATCAGATCACATGGACGCAGGATCACTTCATAACCGTATCCTGCAAGGAAATAGACTGCGAGCAGTTTCTTAATGGATGGGTCACGAACGTTCCAATAAACAGCCCGCAAGAGCAGTACATCAGAAACGACAAAACGAGAAAGGCAGTCGGGGTCAAGGTGGATGAAGGCACTATGAGTTATCTTTTCCAGGAAGGGCAACGATGCTTCAGGGTTCACAAGGTGAAACTCGAGAAGGCACCGTTCTTCACCGTGAATCAACCTGGTAAAGAAACCGCCAGACTTAAAAGAAACAACATGGATTTCGACAGATGGACAAACCGTTTCAACGAACAATCTTATAGGAATACAAGGAGGTAGTCATGGCAAAGGAAGCACCAACAGTTGCGGTAGCAATAGATGACAGCAGTGGGTCAGCACGAACGATATCGAACGATATCACGAACCTGGACTGGGCGATTCCCAGGGGGGTGCAGGACACTACTGGCGTAGATAAGGCGGCAATCGAACGTCTTCTCCTGTTAGCTGATTTCAGTATTACGGTGAACGGGGTTTTCAACGATGCGAGCAACCTTAGCCACGACGTTTTCAAGACGGTTGCGTCGGCTTCGGTAGCAAGAACCGTGACCCTGACAACCAGTGGCAAAAGTCTCCCGAATGAGACTTTCTTCACTGACTACTCACTAACAAGGGCGTCATCAGGAGAACTAACGTGGACGGCTCCAGGGGTTCTATCTGATGGAACCGCTCCAACCTGGGCATGATGCCAAAACCAAAACCCAAGAGCGCATCTGAGTGGAACTCAATACGTAATTTCACCATGATAAACAATTACATAAATTCTTTAGAAGCTGAGAGGAACCAAGCAATGACAACCGCACAGAAAGCAGTGGGGTTCAAGATACCAAGGAGAACGGCGAGGCTCGTATTCCAGGATGCTTACGAGGGTGCTGAGATCGTGGTGCGCCTGGATGTTTCAGTAGGAACATTTCTGGAAATCCAGGAGCTAGTGGATGCCGAGAAGCAACTTCGGGTGTTCCAGTTATTCGGGGACGCAGTCCTCGATTCCTGGAATATTATGGACGACGACGGCAAATCAATCCCTGCCAATGGAAAGGGCATGAACGCCATCCCGATTGACCTTGCGAACATCATCCTCAGCCAGTGGGCAGAGGTCGCAACAGGGGTTGAAGCCCCTTTAGGGATGAGCTAGAGCGGTGGAGGTTTGTCGGTGGCGGGATTGACAGAGACGGAAATATCATCAAAGAACCCTGGCAGTTAAACAGGGCAAGGTTCATTGATAGTCTCTGTCAGCGGTACAGTTGTCTCCCGTCGCAACTTCTCCAGGAGGACGTTGATCTGATTATGAAGATGCATTCGATCCTGACAATCGCAGGAGATCACGAGCAGCAAGACGGGGGCTATCCTATGGAGTCCGATCTTGCAAACATGTCGAGGGATGTATAAATGGCTAACGAAGTTATCGTTAATGTAAATGCAAACACCGCTGGGGCGAAGTCGAAACTGCAAGACTTCAGCAAAGCCGCAAGGACAACTGGAATTGCCCTGACTGCTATGGGTGCGGGCGGAGTTCTTGCGATCAAGGGTTTCGTCAATGCGGCTCTTGTACAGAATAAAGCGTTAGCAACGACTCGCAACAGCGTTGAGAATACTGGTGTTGCCTGGGATTCTGTCAAAGACAAGATTATGGCTGCGACAGCCGCATTGCAGAAGAAAACGAACTTCGGCGACGAAGAACAGTTGAAAGCCTTGCAGATAATGATCCCGATTCTGGGTGATGTTGATAAAGCTATGGCGGCGTTGCCTCTGGTTCTCGATGCGTCGGCGGCTTCTGGAAAAAGTCTTGAGACTGTTTCCAATACCCTGACAAGGGCATTGTCTGGCTCAGTAAATACAGCAACAAGTCTTGGCATTTCGTTTGATAAGGATGCAACGTTCGCAGAACGATTAGCACTTGGAATGAGCGGAGTCGGTGGTGCGGCTGCGGCTCAGGCTGATCCGTTAATAC